AATGACTTACAGAGAACTGATCCCTGTTCCGTCGCACCTAAACCTTGTGGTCCACCAATCATTAACTTTTTTGGTGGCGGTGGCATTGGAGCCATTGGAAACGCTGTCATTGATGAAAATGGTGTAATTCTTGCGGTTGATATAGAGAGTGGTGGGTTTGGATACAATACTCCGCCTCAAATTCAAATCATAGATCCGTGTGACACAGGTTCTGGAGCAGTCATTGAGGCCGAAATCGAAAATGGTTCTGTTAGTGATGTAATTGTTGTTGATGGGGGAAGCGGATACAATCCACCACCAGCAGTTGGACCACAATATCCTGTCGTTATAGAAATAACAGATGTTATTGTACAAAATCCAGGAATCAATTATAATTGTGGAGTTGACGAATTAACTCTTTGTGTCGAAAGAGATGGTGTGGTCGTCAAAGAACCCAATGGAACAGTTCTCTCATATACATGTGATCCTTTTGGTAGAATAACAAAAGTGCAGGTCGTGAAGAAGGGAACTTTTACTCAACTACCAACGGTGTGTGTTAACTCAAGAAGTGGTGTGAATGCAAAATTTACTCCAGTTTTTAATGTTGTTAGAGTTCCTGAAATTAATGCAGAGGATGATAACCGGAAAGTTATTCAAGTCTATGACTTAGTTGGATTAACTATTCAAGGATATGTTGGAGGTAAACCATACTACGGTAAGATTTACTATGAAAATGATATCAAGTTTGCTGGTGTTCAAGGCACAGGAAGACCTGTAAGAGTTTACGATACTAAGTCGGCAAGTATTGAAGGATCACAACAAAGTGTTACGGGAGACTCAGTTAGAATTGTTGGTGCAGACTCTGAATTGATAACTCCAGCACCAGCAGAACCAGTTGAAACAACACAAACCATAGACATTGCTCCAAGAATCCAAACACAAACTCCAGCGCCGACACCGGCACCAACTCCCACACCGTCTACAACTCCAACTCCGACACCAGCGCCTGCACCTGCACCTGCGCCCTCACCATCACCCTCTCCACCTCCTTCATCTCCAGGTGGTGGAGGCTATGGTGGTTACTAATAAATATTAAAACAAACCACTTAAGTTATGGCAGAAAAGAAAAATTGGTGGACACAGGTTATAAGTACCATGAATGGTATGATAACTTTTGGTGGGATTGACGCTGATAAATCTGTTAGATCTAGTGTCGAATTATGCGGCACAGATGGAAGACATTTCTTTGACATGACCGAGGATGGGACAAGAAAGGGATGGACAACCTGCAATTCTCCAGGAGCTTTTCAAGTTGTTGCCGGAGAAGATCTAAAAGAAGATCAGAATGCCATGGTTTTCATTGCGGAAAATGGAGACATCGTTATTAGTTCTGAAAGGGGAAGAATTCGAATTGAGGGAGTTGAGGTTGAAATTACTGCGACTGGATCAAGTCCACAAGGAAACTTTAAGGTTCTTGCAAACGAAAACGTAGATATTACTGCATCAAAAAATCTTAGTTTGAACGGAAAACAGTCTTCTAAACTATTAACGACAGGACTTTTGACACTTGACGGTAAGTTAGGTATGCAAATTCTTTCACCGATCATAAAAGGTACATGTGGTGCAACAAATCCAAGAAAACAACCAGGACAAATAAGATAGGAGAGAACAATGGCATTTCATTTCGACGAAGTTCATACATATGAAGGTCAACACCTGGTTTGTCAAGAAAAGTCTGTACCAAAAGCATTAGGCGTTGGACCACAAAAAGTAAATCACACTTCATATATTCAAGGCAACACGCAGATAGGAAAGGTTGATGCATTCTCATCTGCTAATGCAACTTTGATGGTTGGTAGAGAGGATACTATTGGAACAGATAGATCAGTTTATGTAAATGGAAATCAATACATAAATGGTGATAGCGGAACTTCCAATGCTCTGTATGTAACTGGTGGTGGAAGCGTTGATAGTCTTTATGTTGACGGTGATGTTTATGTTACTGGAAGAGTTGACTGTGGTAACAAAGGAAGATTGGCATCTAGATTTTCATCAGCAGATGCTAGACCGAAACCATTTGACCTGAAACATCCATCAAGAGAGGGATATCGCCTCAGATATGCATGTATTGAGGGACCTGAAGTTGGAGTATATGTTCGCGGCCGTGTTAAAGATGAAAAGGTAATCGATCTTCCTAAGTATTGGAAGGACTTAGTTCATGAGGATAGCATTACCGTCCAACTGCAACCCATCGGAGCTCACCAAGATATTATCGTCGAAAAATGGGATGATGAGAAGATTTATCTTCAATCAAAGGAAGAGGTGCCAATCAACTGCTTCTATCATGTCTATGCTGAACGTAAAGACATCAACCCTCTCATCACTGAGTATAAAGGCGAGACCTGTGATGATTATCCAGATCCTAACCATCATTCTATTCCAGATGATGAGAGAAATTACAAAGATCCCAACTACGCAACAGAACAAAACACGAAAACTAAGTGAAAAAACTGATTTATATTGAAGAAAAGTTTCTTGATCCTTTTCTATGCGAACCATTTATTAGTTTAGCAAAGAGAAATGATGAGGAACTTCCATATGGAGATGAGAGCAGAGGTGGTGACACATTTTTGACCACGGTTACTCATTCTAATCCAGGCGAATCATTGACAAAAGGAATGGATGTTCCAGAACCTGATGGCAACTACGGTGCGATTTATCTTGGAGGGAATGTTGATCCTACCACAATAGAAGTTGATGATGATGAACTGTTTAAAACAGTGGTTCATGCAGTCACCGATTTGTGTAAATCTTTTGATCCAGATATTGTCCTTGATTACGTAGGTGTTGTTCGTTGGCCATCTGGAACATTCATGAAACCTCATTTCGACAAAAATGATGTTCATGGACCTGATGTGTTCGCCGCTATGCTCTACTTAAATGATGACTTTGATGGTGGTCACACATTATTTGAGCAATATGATATCAAACCAGAGGTTGGTAAACTTGTTGTCTTCTCAAACTCACAACTACTTCATCACGTTAGTAAGGTAGAGAATGGTCAAAGATTTGTCCTATCATTTTGGTATAAGAGGTTGACATCCTCTGTTGATTAACTTATAATTTATGGGTAAAATCATGCTGTGGTACATACATTTTGTCTGATAAAACGAACTTTGATATTCCACACCCAACAAAAGAAGGGTGGAGATTGAGACATACTTGCCTCGAAGGTCCTTCAAACGATGTGTACTTCCGTGGTAAACTTATTAACAAAAATATTATTTTTCTCCCACAATACTGGGAAGAGCTTGTAGATCCAACTACGATTACAGTCAACATAACATCTATTGGAGCGCATCAAGATGTTATTGTAAAGAGAATTTCTGACAATCAAATTCATTTGCAGGCAAATGGTGGTATGCCAATCAGTTGTTATTTCCATGTATTTGCAACTCGTGCAGATGGTGAGAGACTCATTCCAGAATATGAGGGACAATCACCTGCAGATTATCCAGGAAATAATGGAGAGTATTCTATCTCTGGATTTAACCCTGAAGCCGGTTGACAAGGGCGATTAACCTTTGTATAATAAGCAGGTAATCAACAAGCAAATCAATGCAAGACGAGTATCTCACCCGTTGTGTCATAGACCCCGTAAAGCGTAGTGTCTATCTTTATTCTAATGAGGGTGATGAGAAAACCGTGACCTGTGAAACCGTTGAACAGTTCATGAACGTGCTAGAGTTTGTCCGTGCTACGTGTGATGAAGACACTCTCTCCTACGCAAATCCACTTTAGCTTCCATTTTTGGTCGAAAAAAAATTCCGGCAATTTTTTAACCCCTTTACTTTTTTCAAATGCGTCCAGAAACCCGAAAATCAATGGAAATGCTATTTCACGCGAAATGGAATGTTCCCAAAGCTGCTGATAATTGCGGGTTGACGTGGAAAGAGATGAAAATCACTTTTAATGAATACTGTAGATTTCATCTACCTGGGACGGTGGCGGAATCGGTAGACGCACCAGACTTAAAATCTGTTGAGGATTAACCTCGTGAGGGTTCAAGTCCCTCTCGTCCTATTGGGAATCAATTCCTAAATATTCGAAAGTAGAAGACTACTTGCATATGAAATACCGTATTGAAACCAGATATGTTTGGTACAATAAGGGAACAACAATTGTTATGATGTATTTCATAAATGATGTACCTTTTACTTTCGATGAACTCCCAGATGGAGCATTGTATGATCTGGATGTTGTAGAAATCGCAGACAACGAAAGACGCTTTGAACCTGATGACCTGTACAGGTCATCATTTTACTTAATTGATGAAGAGTGTCATCCAATGTTGTTTGAGGTTGAACTGGAAAATCCAGAAATGTTGCCTGTAGATTGATGCCAACTTAGCTCAGCTGGATAGAGCAGGGTTTTTGTAAAGCTCAGGTCAACGGTTCAAGTCCGTTAGTTGGCTTATAAAGGAGAAAAAATGAAAATTAATCTCTGGTACTGCAAAGAAATGAAAATGTGGAGATGGACTCTTATGGATGATAGAGATTCAACTTCTAAAATGGAATCTGGTCAAAGACCAGATTTGAAAGATGCAATGAATGATGTTGCAACGACGGTAGAATATCTTTTAGATGAGAATTGACTGTTTGCAAAAATAAAAAATATGTGCTAATATATAAGTGGCGATACTAAAACCAAACCCCTTCCGTGTGACCTCAAACCTCCTTCGGGAGGTTTTGTTGTATGCTAAATAATCCATAACGGGAACTATAAGCACTAATAAAATGGGTCTTTCCAGATTAGACAACTTTATCAAGAATGTGCGTGGCAATATTCTGTATGTGAGTCCGAATGACATTGACTCTACAGATAGTATTGAAAATAAAGGTAATTCACTCACAAGACCCTTTAGAACGATTCAAAGGGCTCTGATTGAATCTGCAAGATTTTCATATCAACGTGGGTTAAACAACGACAGATTTAACCAAACAACAATTATTCTCTATCCCGGAGACCACGTTGTTGATAATAGACCTGGATTTATCCCTGATGGTGCGGATAATTTCAGATTGAGAGATGGTACAACCACGAATGATTTTAGTGCATGGGATTTAACCACGGTTTATGACCTGGATAACCCAAATAACGCTCTCTATAAGCTTAATAGTATACATGGTGGTGTAATTCTTCCCCGTGGAACATCACTTGTTGGTATGGATCTGAGAAAGACCAGAATCCGTCCCAAGTACGTTCCCTCTCCTACCAACGACAATATTCCCAGATCTGCGATTTTCCGTATCACTGGTGGTTGCTATTTCCACGGTTTTACCGTACTTGATGCAGACCCTAATGATGAGTGCTTCACCGATTACAGTGCAAACGAGTTCCTTGCAAACTTCTCACATAATAAACTTTCCGTATTTGAGTTTGCGGATGGAAGTAATGATGTAGAAATCAATGATTCGTTCCAAACGTATGGAACAGACAGAACTGACCTTGAAATGTATTACGAAAAGGTTGGTCTTGCCTATGGTTCTGCAAGTGGTCGTCAGATTGAACCCGATTATCCATCATCTGGTCTGGATATTGAGCCCAAGGTTGATGAATTTAGAATTGTCGCTCCATCTGGACTGACTGTAGGTATCAGCAGCATCCGTGCTGGTACTGGTGCTGTTACAAGTGATGTTATTACTGTCACCACCTCAACTGCAATCACCGGACTGGATGTTGACACTCCAGTTACGATTCGTGGTATTAGTGCGACTGGTTATAATGGTAAGTATGTTGTAACTGAAAAAGTAAGTCCTACTTCGTTCAGATATGAGGTTCAGAACATTCCTGTTGAGGGACTTCCATCCGTCACTGGTTCAACTGTATCTCTGACACCTGATAGTGTAACCTCACAATCACCATACATCAACGGAGTCTCAATGAGATCTGTTTATGGTATGTGTGGTATGCACGCTGATGGTAGCAAGTCATCTGGCTTTAAGTCGATGGTTGTTGCACAGTTTACTGGTATTGGTCTTCAAAAAGACGAGAATGCGTTCGTTAAGTATAACTCGAACGTTGGTGCATATGAAGATAGTACCATCTCTGGTAATGAGGCACTGAGTGCTGACTCCCGTGCTGTTTATAAACCAGCATATTCAAACTTCCATATCAAGGTATCCAATAAATCATACATTCAAGCAGTATCGTGTTTTGCTGTTGGTTTTGCTGAGCACTTTGTTACTGATACTGGTGGAGATATGTCTCTCACTGGTTCAAACTCTAACTTTGGTGCAAAGTCACTAGTTTCATCTGGATTCAGAGACACTTCATTTGATCAAGATGATCTTGGATTCATTACTCACGTTATTCCACCAAAAGAAGTTCCCATCACTGAAAGCTCAGTTGAGTTCGCTTCGATTGATATTGAGAAGAGTGTTGGTATTACGACTACAAACGAACGTCTTTACTTAGCAGGAGAAACCAACTCTGATATTCCACCCGATCATATCGTCGGTGGATACAGAATTGGTGCAAAGACTGATGATGAACTATATCTCTTGATTGCTGATGGAGGATCATCCACAGAATTCCATTCAAGAATTGTAATGCCGAACTCACAATCGAGTTCGGAAAAGGTATTTAATGTTCAGAGAAGTGCTGCTGGTATCAACAGCATTACAAGTAGTGTTCTTACACTTTCTGCAGCACACAACTTTGAGAACTCAGAATCAGTTCGTGTTCTTAGTGATAATGGTAGACTTCCTGACGGACTTGAGTCAAACAGAGTTTACTATGTCATCACCGACACCAACCCAAGTAGTGGTCTCTCAACTAACGTAGATATTAAACTTGCAAACTCTTCATCGGAAGCAGAAGCAGGAACTGGTATCAGCATCAATGCTCTTGGTGGTGTCCTCAAGATTGCAAGTAGAGTATCTGATAAAAAGTCTGGTGATGTTGGTCACCCAATTCAGTATGATAATGCTCTGGGTCAGTGGTATATTAAGGTATCTACAGCATCAACCGATAACCAGATTCAGCCATCCGTTGTTGTTGGTCTTGGTACAACAGCACTTGGTAGAGTATCGCCAAGAACTTATGTCAAGAGAAAACTTGACGCTAGAAGTGCGGAAGATACAACTTATCGTCTGAGATATGTCATCCCAGCATCAAGTGGTGGTGACATTGCTGTTCCTCCTACAGATGGATTTGTTATCCAAGAATCCAAGACTGCAATTGGTGCAACAAACTCAGAAGTTCAAACATATTTTGGATCTGGTTCGATTGTTCATATCAACCAACAGAGAAACTTTAACTTCATTGCAAATGCACGCTGGATTGAATCCACGACAGAAGCAAGAATTCTAACTGAACTCCCTCATAACCTTTCCGAAGGTTCTCAAGTAGTAATCAATAATGTTACTAGTGGTGTTAATACAACTGGTGTTGGTAACTCTGGATTCAATAGAACATATCAAGTTACTGGTATCACCAGTGCTAGAGAATTTGCTGTTGGTCTTACAACTAATCCAGGTGCATTTAATAATGACCTGCTAACCAGAGATACAAACCTTCCATATTTCCAAAGAAAGAGATACGATACAACCTACTTTGTTCAGAAGTCGGAAGAAGTACAACAGTATGTCAGTGGCTCTCAAGATGGTATCTATTACCTGACAGTCCTGAATGCATCCAATACTCCTTCTGTAGCACCATTTACTGCTGACAACTACTCTCAACCTGTTAAGTTCCTGTATCCGCAGACTGACAGAGATACTCCAGTATCTGATCCAAGTCCAGCAATTTCGTTTGCCTCTCCAACTCCAATTGGTGAGGTTGTCGTTGATGATGTAAGAAATAGTATCACTAAAGAATCGCTGAACGATTTTGTTGCAGATATTGATGTTGGTGTTGGTGCTGGTCTAACTGATGTTATTACGAGTGTTGGTGGAACAGTTCATCTGTTTAAGACAAAAGTTGATCATGGACTGAATAGAATTACTCAAGTCAGTATTGCTGATAGTGGTTCTGGTTATGGAACTGGTGTTGATGCAGAATACTACAATGCACGTCTTGTAAGTATCGGTGCTTCTACAACTGGTTCACATGCAACCGCGAAGGTTACAGTTGACGCAACTGGTGGTATTACTGACATTCTGATTATGGATGGTGGTAGTGCATATGGTATCGGCAACACAATGAATGTTGTCGGTATTGCCACTACAACTGGACATGCGCCAGCTGTTGTAACGGTTCAGAAGATTTATGATAATGTCAGTGATACTTTACAAGTCACTGGTGTTACTTCAGAAACTTACAGAAATTACAATAATCTTTATAGAATCTTAGATGTTCAGGTGGGGGCAGCGAAGACATTCGTTGTCACCAGTATTAACCCAGTTACCGGTGTCTCAACATCTGGTATCGGAACTTCTAAGTTAACTAAGTCCTCCGTACATCTGACTGGTGAGACAATTGGTGTTACAAGTATCACTTATGATTCAGTCTCCGGTATTGCAACGGTCAACACTAGAAACAATCATGGTCTGAAACCAAATGCGAAGATCAATATTCGCACAGGTATTGCCACGATGCCGGTCTTCACTGGAAACTTTATCATCAAGCAGAACAAGTCTCTGACCTCCTTCACTGTTGATGTTGGTGTGGGTGCTACTATTTCTGAAATTGCGATTGGTTCCTCGATGTTTGCTCATCGTGGTGGATTTGCATCTAATGATGGTGATATTAACCCACTCAGTGAGAGCCTTAATGGTAGAATGGCACCAGTCTATGCTGGTATCACGACTACACTTTCTGTTGGTATTGCTAACGCATCAACTGCAAACGTAAGTTTGACAAACGTTGGCAACTTAGGAATCAACATTGGTGATTATCTTGCAATCGATGATGAGATTGTTAGAGTCAAGACAACTCCAACTAACCCAGCAACCAACCCACTCTCTGTATTCCGTGGTGTATTTGGAACAAACGCTGCGTCTCACGATGCGGGATCTGTTGTTCGTAGGATCAAACCATTCCCAATCGAATTTAGAAAGTATTCTAACGTCAGAGCAGAGGGTCACACTTGGGAATACATTGGATTTGGTCCTGGTAACTACTCTACTGCACTTCCTGTCAACCAGGATCGCTCAAGAACAGAGCAAGAGCAATCACTTGCACGTTCCTTGAGAAAAGATGGTGGTGGTAACTTCTTCTCTGGTGTTGATGAAAGAGGATTTACATTCTCTGGTCACACCAAGTCAAATAGTGTTACTGGTGACATTCGTAACTTTACTGGACCGATTCGTTCTGTAACTGGTGAAGACATTTCGGAAAAAGAAGATGTCAACATCACTAGATCTACAGAGGCAGTCGTCAAACGTTCAATCCGTGTTGAGGGTGGTGACGATGGTAAGACTGTATCTGAGTTCAATGGACCAGTAATCTTTAAGGATAAGATCTCCTCTTCTTCAGATGAGGGTATTGAATCCAAGTCACTCTTACTTGAGGGTGATAGTGCTCTCTCTAGAAAGTATACTGTTGGTATTTCAACTCCAACTGATGCTGGAATTCCAGGTGACATTGTTTACTATGACAAACCAGAGCAAGGTGGTTACGTTGGTTGGGTCTACACCCTTGATAAGGATTGGAGAAGATTTGGTAACATCAGCCTTAACAAGAACTCTAATATTCAGACCTTTGATCAGGTTGGCATTGCATCCACTTCGCTGACAAATCGTTCTGTTCTTCGCATCGGTGCAGGAACATCTCTGGTTGCTGTTGATGCTGATGGTGTTGGTATTGGAACCACTGCAAACGGTAAGAAACTTCGCGTCGTTGGTGACTCAGACTTTAGTTCTGATATTGGTGTTGGTGGAACGGTCAACGCACTCGCATTCGTTGGTGATGGTCAAGGTCTAACAAACTTGAACGTGTCTGCAACTGGTTGGGGACAGGTGTCCGGTGTTGGTAACACGGGTATCTATGATGCTGCACTCTCAAGAGTTGGTATCGGAACCTCAGTTCCAAGCGTAACTCTTGAGGTTGGAGCTCCAGGAACTGGTGACATCAACTTCCTGGTCAATAATAGATCTGTATTTGTTGGTGTTGTTTCTGCCTCTAACGTTTCTGTTTCTGGTGTTCTTACATCTACGAATTATCGATTAGATAGTTCTTCATCCAACATCTCTGCTGGTATTGTTACCACTGCAAGACTTGTAGTTGGAACCTCAGGAACTGTCATTACCACTACATCTACTCAACTTGTCGGTATCGGCACCCTGACTCCAAGAGCGAAACTGGACATTGATGGTTCTGTTAAGTTCAAGACTTATTCTGAAAACGTTGAATCGGTATCACCTTCTGGTGGTAACGTTAATATTGATCTTCAAAAGGGTCAAACATTTGCACTGACTGTAAATGGAACTGTGAGCCAATTTACACTTCTGAATCCTCCAACAGGTTCCACAACATTTGTTCTTAAGATTGCACAAGATTCTACCGGTGGTTTCTCCGTTGGAATTGATACCTTTAAGAACTCTGTTGGTAATGCAATTCCTGTTTACTGGAGTGGTGGTAGTGTTCCTGGTGTCGCAACAACCGCTTCTGAAGTTGATATTTACAAGTTCAGAACGTTTGACCAAGGTGCATCTCTCTACGGAATTGTAGAGGGCCAACGCTTCAGTTAGTAGATTGCTAAATAGTAAAAAATAGAGGGGGAGAGTGAACCCGAATGGCAATCAATAAGAATTTTGTCATTAAGAATGGTGCTGAAATTAACACCAAATTGCTTGTTGTGGACGCTGATACACAACGAGTTGGTGTTGGCACCACAGTTGCAAGTTATACCTTACACGTTTTTGGAACAAACGAACAACCGGGTGGCATTGGTGCATCGGTAGTTAATGTTACTGGTGTAACCACAACTGTTCTCCTGAATGTTAGTGCTGCATCCACTTTCTCTAACGGTCCTGTTTTCATTGGCGTGGGTCAATCAACAGGAACTCCTCTACAACCGCTACAAGTTGGTTCAGCAACAACAACTAAAGGCATATACGTTTCTGGTGACGTTGGAATTGGAGAAACGTTCCCAGCTGCAAAACTAGAAGTTGTTCCAGAATCTACAAGAATTGCTGGCCTGTTTACAGGAACCACTTCTGATGATATGGTTCGTATTACCCAATTGGGTTCGGGTAATGCGTTAACAATTGAAGACTCAGCCAATCCAGATTCCACACCAGTTATTGTTGATGCATCTGGTGACACTGGTATTGGTACTGATAAAGCAAGAGCAAAACTGCACGTACTTCCTAACGTTAATGGAATTGCTGGTTTATTCTCTGGCAGTACTTCTAATGATATGGTCCGCATCACCCAAATGGGTGAGGGAAATGCTCTGGTTGTTGAAGATGTAGTTGCTGACGGAACTCCATTTATTGTCAAGGCAACCGGTGATACTGGTATCGGTATTGGTTCAGACCCAATTGGTGCAAAATTACACGTCGTTCCTTCAACTCCAGGAATTGGTGGTATGTTCACTGGCGCAACTGCCGGTGATATGGTTCGTATTACTCAAACTGGAGGAGGAAATGCTCTGGTTGTTGAGGATGAAGGAAATCCAGATTCATCTCCATTCACAATTAAGGCATCTGGTGACACTGGAATTGGCACAAACTCTCCAGGTGCAAAGCTCCACGTTACACCTACCGCCACAGCAGCTGCTGGTATCTTCTCAGGAACCACATCAGCAGACATGGTTCGTATTACTCAGACAGGTTCTGGTAATGCTTTGGTTGTTGAGGATGAAGCAAATGAGGATGCAACTTCGTTTGTTGTCAGTGGAGTAGGCTCTGTTGGTATCGGCACAAACGTTCCAAGATACCTTTTAGACGTTGATGGAACAAAACTTGCATCAGAGGGTGTTGCTGTAGGACAAACTGCAGTTTACATTCGTGGTGATGTCAAGATTGTTGGTGACTTAAGTTGTGATGACATCACGTTCGATCAGGCAGTTCATACATTCCTGAACGTTAGTGGTTTCGGAACAATCACAGACTTACTTGTTCCAGAAACTGCATCGATCAATATTGGTATTATCACTAGTATTCAAGGTGGTAACTTAAGCCTTGCTGGTATTACTTCATTCCTGAAAGCACCAGGAATCAGTACGTTATCATATCTGACTGGTGAGTCAGCAAATTATACGGGAATATCAACACTTGCAAGAGTCACTGGTGAAGATATTAATCTCACTGGCATTGCTACTATTGCACGTCTGAATGCACCAGGAATCAGCACTATTGGTTTCCTTCAGAATACAACTCTAAATGTTACTGGTTTCTCTACTTTTGGTGGATCTTCGGCAACTCTGCTGAATGTATCTGGTGTTACAACAATTGGTGGTGCGACTGACCTTAATGGTGCCCTAGATGTTAATGGTGAAGTAACTGTCAGTCCCAATACTGCTGGGAAGAATACAATCACACTGTCCACAAATGCTGCAAACGATGGTCGTATTTTAATTAAGTCTGATACAACCAATAAAGTTGATATTCAGGCAAATGGAGTTTCTTTCTTTGACGGAGGACAGGTTGAATTTAGGGATGTAGGTGGTGTTGGTATTGCAGATTCCATCTTCCATATTGATGACACTGATACTGCAATCAGATTCCCTGCTGCCGATACATTTACGGTAGAAACTGGTGGTAGTGAAGCACTTCGTGTAGATTCTGCTGGCCTGGTCGGCATCGGGACCGCCAATCCATCAACAAAGTTGCATTTAAGTAGTGGTAATGCAACTCAATTAACCATCTCAAATATTTCAGATAGTATATCCGATGGTGCTACAATGGGCACCATTGATTTTACTGCAGGATCATCAAATACTATTAATGCTCGTGTTGCTGGAGCAGTTGAAGGAACAAGTGAAGCAGGCGGTGATTTAGTATTTGAGACCAGAACAGATGGTGGAAGTTTAGGTGAAAGACTTCGTATAACTTCTGCTGGCCGAATCGGAATCGGGACAGATAGTCCAGCAAGAGAATTGGTCGTTCACAATGATAGTGCAGATGCTCATATATCAATAAGAAGCGTTGACTCGCAACAAGCGATGATTTTGTTTGGAGATAATGCTAGTGATTCGATCGGACAAATTAGATATGATAACACTGACAATAGTTTGGCTTTCAGGGTTAATGTTGATGAAAGACTTCGTATAACTTCTGCTGGCCTGGTCGGCGTTGG